TGACGATCGAGCAGCAGGCCAACGCGCTGGCCGAGTACAAGGCGCTGTACGGTGCCGACGCGGGGCAGGCAGCCTATGATCAGGAATACGAGGTCAGCTTCTCGGCATCAGTCCCCGGCAGCTACTACGCCGCAGAGATGGCGCTGGTTCGCTCGGAGGGGCGCATCATCGCAGACGTCGAGGCCATCCCTGATCGACCTGTGCATCGTGCTTGGGATCTGGGGGTTACTGATAGCACTAGCATCTGGATCTATCAGGCGCAGGGCGGGCAGATAGTCCTGCTCGACAACATCACCAACAACGGCGTCGGCGTCGAGTGGTATCGCGACGAGCTGTTTCGGCTGTACGAGCAACGCGGCTGGACGCACGGCACCGACTACGTTCCTCACGATGCGAAGGTGAAGGAGTGGGGCAGTGGCAGAACGCGCGTCGAGACGATGTCTGGTCTTGGACTTTCACCCATGCTCGTACCCCTGTCTACTATTCAGGATGGCATCAACGCCGTCCGACGCATGCTGCCGCTGTGCATCTTTCATCCACGCTGCGAGGACAAAGGCATCAGTGCTCTGGAGCAATACCGACGCGAGTGGGACGACGACAAGAAGTGCTTCAAGGACAATCCCCTGCACGACTGGACTTCCAACCCAGCTGACGCTCTTCGATACCTAGCCATGAGCTACAAGCCCGCACCACCCCGCGTCATCAAGCCCCCGAAGCTGGAGGGCTGGGTGATCCCGCAACTCAACGAGCAGCGGCGAGGCATCAGGCTATGAGGCTGAACCGCTCGCACAAGCGCCCGCTGGAGTACACGATCGGCCCGGCCGATCGCGACCCCATGTTCAAGGCAGTCTGGTACGACGGCGCAGTGACGCTGACACCGCCGACCAAGCCAGCGCAGGAGCCGAGCCCGCAGTGGGATCTCGCGCCGCTGCCGCCACTATCGCAACCGCAGCACAACGATCACGTCATGCGATACTGGGACTGGCGTCTCGATCGCTTGGAGGCGAAGCGCAATGGCTGACAGCGACAAGCCGACCCCGGAAGATCTCCGCTACGACGACGAGGAGTACAATCCCGCAGTCGAGCCGAAGAAGGCCAAGGCGTGGCTCAACCTTATCACCGAGGCCGAGGACGCCTTCGAGGAGTGGAACAGCCGATGTGATAACATCGACAAGCAATACGCCAGCCTTGGCCGCCTCGCCAGCATGGGGCGCGACAAGGAATTTCAGATGTTTTGGGCGAATTGCGAGGTCTTGAAACCGAGCATTTACGCCAAGCCACCAATCCCCGTCGTGGTGCCGAAATTCAAGGACCGACGTCCGGTCTACCAAGCCGCCTCAGAGGTGATGGAGCGGTGCTGCAACGTCGCATTCGACCTGACGCGCATCAATGACCTGATGCTGCTGGTTCGCGACGACCTGTCCATGAACAGCCGTGGCGTCGCATGGTGCCGCTATGAGAGCGGCAAGGGCGACAGCACCTACGACCACGAGAAGGTCTGCATCGATTTCAAGGGACGACGCGATTTCCTGCACAGCATCAGCCGCAACTGGCGCGAAGTGAGCTGGGTCGCAGCCGCGAGCTACCTGACGCGCGGCGAGGCGCGCAAGCGGTTCAGGAAGACCAGTGGCGATGCCTACCAGCAGGCCGAGTACCGCGTCGATCGTGACAGTGCGGAGATCGGCGGGGCCGACAACCGCGAGCGCGCCAAATTCTGGGAGGTCTGGCACAAGGGCAGCAAGCGCGTGCTGTGGGTCAGTCAGGGCTGCGAGGACATCCTCGACGAGGACGACCCGCACCTCGACCTGCAGAATTTCTTCCCCTGCCCGATGCCCGCATACGGCACGGTGCAGCGTGGCTCGCTGATTCCGGTGCCTGACGTGCTGCAGTACCGCGACCAGCTGGAGGAGATCAACTTGCTGACGGGGCGCATCCACGCGCTCAGTGACGCTGTCGAGGCCAAGGGCTTCTACCCCGCAGGCGGCGCGGAGCTCGCCGATGCCATACAGCAGGCGGTCCAGACCAAGACACCCGGACGAATGCTCGTCCCCATCAGCAACTGGGCCGCCTTCGGCGGCACCAAGGATGTGATCATATGGCTGCCGATCGACATGATCGCGACGACCATCACGGCGCTGGTGGCGCTGCGCAAACAAGTGATCGAGGACATTTACCAGATCATGGGACTGTCCGACATCATGCGCGGCGCGACTGATCCCAATGAGACGTTGGGCGCTCAACAGCTCAAGACGCAGTACGGATCGACCCGCATCAGAGACAAGCAGCAGGAGATGGTGCGGCTAGCGCGCGACCTCGTCGAGATCACCAGCGAGATCATCACCGAGAAGTTTGACGACGTCACCATCATCGAGATGAGCCAGACCCAGCTGCCGACGCAACAGATGCAGGCGCAGAAGATGGGCCAGATCCAGCAGATGCTGGCGCAGGGCCAGCAGATGATGGCGCAGCAGCAGCAGGATCCGGCGCAGGCGCAGCAGATGCAGGGCATGATGGCGCATGCCGAGGCCAAGCTGCAGAAGATGGCCGAGGAGCCGACGATCGATCAGGTGCTGACGTTCCTGCAGGACAACCGCGCCAAGTCATTCGTCCTCGACATCGAGACCGACAGCACCATCATGGCGGACGAGAACGCCGAGAAGCAGCGCCGCACCGAGTTCGTCGGTGTGCTCGGGCAGTTGCTGCCGCAGCTGTCGACCATGATCCAAGGCGACCCCAAGACCGCACCCTTTTGTGGCGAGATCCTGAAGTTTGCCACAGCACCCTTCCGCACCGGCCGCTCGCTGGAGGGCGCGATCGATGAACTGATCGAGCAGATGAAGCTCAAGAGCGACCAGCCGCAGGGCGACGACCCGGTGACGGCGAAGGCCAAGGCCGACATGCAGCTGGAGCAGATGAAGCAGAAGACCATCGCCGACAAGAACGCGATGGATGCCAAGCTGAAAGCTAGCGAGCTGCTGCAGAAGGACAAGCACAAGGAGATGGAGCTGCAGAACGATCGCGCGATCGCGCTGGCGCAGCTGCAGTCCAAGCAGGGCGACGCCGAGGGCAAGCTGCAGATCCAGAACCAGAAGGCGATGGAGAACCGCGAGGCGCATCAGGCCCACATGCTGGAGAACCAGCAGAAGATGGAGCTTGACCGTGCCAAGGCTATGATGGCGATGCAGGCCAAGCAGCAGGATCACACCAATCGCACCAACGAGCGGCAGATGGCCACGCAACAGAAAACACAGCAGGGGCTGGTTTAAGGGAGAGTAAAATGGCGGCATTTACCAAGTATTTTGAATTTATCGATGAGCTGAGCAAGGCGGGGCACAATCTGCAGACGGCCGTGTACAAGTGTGCCCTGACCAACACGGCGCCGACGCAGGCCAGTGATACCGTGTGGAACACCACGGTGGCACCGGCGCCGGCCGCCGCCAACAACTACACGGCGGGCGGCAATACGCTGACGACGTCGAGTGCTGCGGAAACGTCGGGCACGTTCAAGCTGGTGCTGGCTGATACGGTATTCACGGCCACTGCGGGCGGCATCGGCCCGTTCAGGTACGCGATCCTGTACAACTCCACCGCCACCAACAAGGTGGTCGGATACTACGATTACGGCAGCTCTATCACGCTGAACGACACCGAAACGTTCACGGTGGACTTCGACGCCACCAACGGTGTGCTGACGCTGGCGTAAGAGAGACACCCGGCTAATGGCCCTCCCCGTCACCATCACCGGCATCTCGACGGCGGTAGCACCCGTTGGGCCGTTCAAGGTGGCGGCGGGTACGACATCGGTAACAAAAAAAGATCAGACCACAGCATCTTTTACCAACAATGCAGCATCCGTCTCGTCGTGGACGAATGTCATTGCTGGTCAAACCTTCACGTCATCGTCCAGCTATGGCCTCACAGACATCGGCATCATGTTCGCCGATAGTGGCAGCACTGCAAATGTGTATAGCAACGCCTACATGGAAGTCAGGAGCGGCAGTGTTACCGGGACGGTTCTGGGCACCAGCGACCTTAAAACCATAACGGTTGATCCGCTCGCAGCTATTGAAGTGTTGTTTCACTTCAGCACGCCGGTTTCACTTACTGCGTCGTCGGTTTACGCCTATGTGGTCTACATCCCAAACCCGGCTGCCGCCCTTGGGTTACGATTTTACGGCAACGCAAGTTCGGATTATGCAGGTGGTGCCGCTTATAGCCCGGCAAACTCAACCAATCCATCATCATTAACTATTCGTGCTACTGCCCCGTTTGACTACGCCGCAAATTTTTATGCAACGAATACGGTTGCATCGGACAGCTACTACTTCTTCGGCCGCGACGGCACCACGGCGACGACGCTGCAGGCGTTCAAGTCCACCGCGCCTGACACGTCATGGGCATCGGTCACTACCAAAACCGGCTTCACCACCGCGCTTTTGAACATCGCGGCCTATCAGGTCGACAACGTCATCCACATGGCGGTGCTGGACGGCACGATGCCGTCCAGCGTGGCGACGAAATATCTGTCGTTCGATGCGGCGACCGATACGTTTCTCGCGACGACCGAGACGGTGGGCGCGGCGGCGGCGATAGGGGGACAAGTCGCCGGCGTGGGGGCGGGTTGCTCCATCGTTGTTCGCAGCAGCGGCAACGCCGTAATTTTCTACAACGGATTGCAAACCAACACGTCAGGCACGCCGCGCGCGCGGCTGTACTATCGCGAGCGCACTGGCCTCAATACCTACGGCACGGCAACACGGGTAGATGCCAATACGGCGATCGACAATGTCGGCCCAGAAGCCTTGATGGGTGCGACAAACAGCGTTCATTTTAACTGGTGCAGCAGCACAACATTTTCCCAGAGAACCCTAAGCGCGGCCAACGCCCTGCAAGCAGCGTCCACGCCTGTTTCTTATGGAATTGCCTTTGTTGTGCAGGGTGTTTCGTATGATCGTTCCGGGGTCATAAAGGTTGTCACCGGCGCGCGTATTTAATGACGGCACCGATGTCTATGTTGTTGTCAGGGACGATATCACCTCCGATTTGTATCTTTATACATCGACAACCGACGGCGTATCCTACGGCGCAAGAACGGTCTTTTTCACCGGCACAGTAGCTGCGGCTAATGTTAACCTTTCCATCGACGCCATCATCTACCAGCGCGGCTCCAACTTCGTCATCCCGTACATCGTCAACGACAACGGGACGCTGAAATATAACGAGTACACGGTCAGGACGAGCGGCCCGGCGGGCTACACGCTGCCGGCGGACAAGGGCACGTTCACGCTGTCGGGCGTGACGACCATTCTGGCCAGAGCGCGCAAATTCAGTGCCGACGCCGGCGTATTTGCGCTGGCCGGGTCTGCCGCCAGTCTGCGCAAGGGCTACACGCAGGGCGTAACGCCTGGCGCGGTTGCGCTGGCGGGACAGGCGACGGCGCTGCGCGTCGCAAATACGGGCGCATTGTGCCGTTCGCAGCCGGCACATTCGCGCTTGCCGGGCAGGCTACGGCATTGCGGGCGGGGCGGTTTGTCAGGGCGACGGCGACGCCGTATGTGCTGACGGGCAAGGACGCCACGCTGACGTGGACGTCTGTCGTTCTTCATCGCACGATGCCCGCAGCGACGGGCGCGCTGGTGCTGAACGGCGCCGCGACTGTGCTGAGGCGCAGTTATGTTGTCCCGCACACTACAGGCGCACTGACGCTCGGCGGGATCAGCACTGGTCTGCGTACAGTGCGCACAATGCCCGCCGTCAAGGGCACGTTTGCCCTGACGGGGCAGGCGGCCACGGTCAAATATGGCCGTGTAAATGTAACAACGAAGGGGACGTTCACACTCACCGGCCTGCCGAACGGGCTGAAGATCGGCCGGGCTGTCACGGCCTCGAGCGGCGCCTTTGCGCTCAGCGGCCAGAGCGTCATTCTCGGCTACGGCTCGTTCAAGATCATGCTGGCGTCGCCCGGCGCGATCACGCTGACGGGGCAGCCGCAAACCAAGCTGTCTTACGGGCGCAAATTCTCGGTCACTGCCGGCACATTCGCACTGGCCGGGCAGGCCGCCACGCTGCGCTACAGTCACAAGACGGCTCACGTGACGGGCGCATTCACGCTTAGTGGCGCGACAGTCGGGCTGCGTGTCAGCAACAAGATGGCGGTGGCGACCGGCGCATTTGTCCTGAACGGAAAGACGGCGACCCTCAGCTACAAGAGCAAGATGCCCGCGCAGACCAGCGCGATTGTTCTGAGCGGGTCTGCTGCCAATCTGATCTGGTCGGGCGCCGGCTCCAAGACGATGCCGGCGGCCAAGGGCGCGTATACCCTGACCGGCGTTCCGGCGACGTTCTGGCGGACTTCCGGCATCAAACCCGATACATTGGCGATCACGCTGTCAGGCAGTGCGACCTTCCTGCAGGGCGATCGCACTATTCTGGCGGCCCCGGGTACGTTTGCGCTGACGGGCGTTGCGGCCACTATGATTGCGGCTGTAAACCCGAGGATAGCAGCAGCACCGGGTGCTTTTGTCCTGACGGGTGTGCCGGTTACATTCCGCAGGACACTGGCGTTTCGGATGTATGCCGACCCCGGTGATCTCCGGTTTGCCGGGCGCTGGACTGAGATGGGGCGCAGCGGCACCGAGCAGCCGGGCCCGATGAAGTTCGGGTAT